GGTAGAGGATCATGTTTACGATAATATAAATCTAGAATCTGGTAATCAGATGGTATCAGCAGGTCTAAACAATCTATTTGGTGAGGTCATGTGGTTTTATCCAACAACAGGATCTAGTGTTGTTAATAGAATGGTCTGTTATAATTATTTTGATTCATCACCACAGAGACCAGTATGGACCGTCGGTACACTTGCAAGAACAATGTGGGAGGATTCTGCGGTATTTGGTAGCCCACACGCAACAGAATACACTGCAGGCAACGACTCATCTTTTGATGTTGTGGGCAACACAGAGGGTAGAACAATATACTATCAACATGAGACAGGAACAGATCAGGTTCAGGGTGGTGCAACAACTGCCATACTTGCAAACATATCCTCAGGAGATTTTGATATTACAGCACAAAGAACCTCACAAGGACAACAGACTGGTATTGCAACTTTTAGAGGGGACGGTGAATTTATAATGAAGATAAGAAGATTTATACCTGATTTTATATCACAGACAGGTAATACACAGGTGACACTACAATTAAGAAATTTTCCTAATGATAGTCAGG